GCTTTCAGGTTGTACTTCTTGCCGTGGTAGGCCAGGCGGTGCGCCGTGGTCAGGTCGTCGCGGTAGCCGATGGTCACGCGCATCGTGGTGGCCGATTGCTGAGCGTCAGCGGCCAGGAACTCGCGCCCGTTGATGCCCTCGATGCTCGCCCATTCGGTGCCGATGGTGGCCCAAGACTGGACCATCTCGCCGGTCTGCGGGTCTTGCACGCTGGTGTACTGCTGTACCTCGACGGGATGGCGGCGGCGTCCGGTATTCATCACAGCACCGCCATCGATTTATACGGAGCCAGCAAAAGCTGGTAAGCCGTGTTCTCGTGAATCGGGCGGTCGGACTGGCGCTCCCGGTTGACGTACAGGTCGCCTGTCAGCAGCAGAATGGCGGCTTGGATTGCCTCGGGCATGGGGTCGGGCAGATCGTCGCCCAGGTACTTCTCAACGTGCCGGGTTGCGGCGTCCAGATAGAGCTGGATCAGCGGGTCTTCCATTGCGTGCATGACGCGCAGGTGTTGCTTGGCTTCGGCCACGGTAATCATACGAAGAACACCTCGGTATCAATCTCAAAGGGGGCGGCTGCGGCTTGGGCGGCGCCCATTGCCATTGCCAGGGCTTGCAGGCCGTCGATTCGGCCCGTGCGGCGTGATTTGTCGAGCTTGCGGCTGCCGGCCGGGTCTTTCACCGCTACGGCATTGGCGGCGCACATGGTCAGAACTGGGTGGTTGCCGTGGGCGACACGTCCGTTCAGCAGCTCGGCTTCCAGGGCGTCGAGTGCCGGGGCCATATCCTTGAAGCCCTGACCGTGCGGCACTAGCGGCAGATCGAGGCCCAGGCGGTCGAGTTCTTTCTTGAAAATGTCGATACGCCAGCGGTCGAAGGCCACGGCCTGAATGTCCACGTCGGACAGGATCTCAGCCATATCGGCGGCCACGGCTTCATAGTCCACCGTCGCGCCGGGTGTCGTGCGCAGATAGCCCTCGGCGGCCCACTGGTCATACGGGGCGCGGTCTTTCTTGGCGCGGTCGAAGATGCCCTGCTCGGGCGTCCAGAAGTAAGGGCGAACCTGCCAGACGCCAGCGGTTTTGCCGATCAGTACAAGCGCCGTCAGGTCGGTACGGGCGGACAGGTCCAGGCCGGCATACACGGGACCGTCGAAGGGTTCCGGCTCGGAATCGCAGGCCATCCACACGTCAGGCGATATGAACGGGCTGTCCAGGCTCACGCGCTGATTCAGCAGCAGGTTCCGGGCGGTGTTGGACATAGACGGCATCCGCGCCGCTTGCTGCATCTGCTCGCGCAGGTCGTCTTCGGAGCGGAACAGGCCCAGCGCCGGGTTGGCTGCTTTCCAGGCTTCAACGTCCAGCAGGTCGCAGCCCTTCGGCGCGGCGTACAGGTGGCAGACGATGCGCGGGTCTTTCGACTGCTTGGCATCGTCGATCCACTGGCTCAGCAGATCGGCATCGTTCGCGGCTTGGGTACTGATAGCGATCAGCAGCGGGTCAGCGTGTGCGCCCTGGCTGGTCGTGATGGCATCCACGAAGTCCGATTGCGGTCCGCGGATCTGGCCTATCTCGTCGAGGATGGCGAGCACCGGGGAAAGGCCATGTGCCGTTCTGCCGTCAGCCGCCAAGGCGCGAAACTCAGTATTCAGCGGCAGACCTAGCAGGCGCTTGCCGCTCGGCACGATGCGGACGATCTTCGACAAAGCCGGCGACTGTTGAACCATCTTCGATGCCAGGTTGAATACCAGCGCAGCCTGGTCACGACTCATAGCTCCCGACACTAGCTGGCTGTTCTGCTTGGCTTCCGGCCCGACCAGATGGGCCAGGATCAGGCCAGCGATAAGGCCGGATTTTCCGTTCTTTCTCGCTATCGAGCAGATGGCGCGCCGGGTGCCGTGCGGATTGTCGTAAACGGCTCGGATGAACTCTTTCTGAAACTCAGCCAGGCGCATCGGTTTACCCACGTCCGCGCCTTCCGGCACTACCAGATACTTTTCGCAGAACTGGATGATCTTCTCGGCCCTGGTCATTGCATCGTCGCCAAGGTGGGGATCAGGTCGTCGTCGAGCTGAGCGCGGGCGTCACGCTCCAGGGCGGCGCCTTTCGGGATGTTTTGCGCCTTGCCCACGGTGGCGATGGTATCGACCTTGAGCTGTCGGCCAGTTGCCAGAGCGCGGCGGGTCATCTTGTCGAGCAGATCGCACGCCGGGTTTGGCTTGCCGTCCACCAGCAGCCCGTCACGGTCGATGGCATCTTGCAGCGCCTCGATGTCGGCATAGGCGCGGGCAAGGCTCCCGGCCAGGATCAAGTCAGCATCGGTCCAGGTGTCACGCGGGCGTGCGGTGACAATGGCATTCCAGAACGGTCTGGCAGCCTTCCCCACGCGCACAAACGCAGGCGGCGCTATAGGTCCAAGCGCAACTGCCTGAGCGGCTGCTACGGCGGCTTTGGCGCTGTCTGAGCGGGGGCGGCGGGCGGTCACTTTCATCGGCACTTAGCAATAAACAGGCAGGGGGATGGCGGTCTTCTCGCCAGCGGTTGCTGGTGATTTTTCCGCTCGATTCCACGGGTGCGCCGGGTCGAGTGGCAGGCCGTTCACGTCGCAGCCCAGGAACACGCTTTTGTTCATGCTCGCGGCTGTCTTGAGGCTATGACAGGTGTGGCAAAGGCTCTGAAGATTCTCCCGGCTGTTGTCGTCGGTGTAGTCCTCGCGGCTGTCCTCGATGTGGTCCACGTCAGTGGCAGGCACTACCAAGCCACGCGCTGTACACATACGGCACAGCGGTTCCTCGGCCAGTACCTGAGCGCGGAGCTGCTTCCAGGCGGTGCTGTTGAGACTTAACGTCCGGCGCTTCTTCATGCGTTAACCTCGTTAACTGGCTTGTTAACTTGGTCGTCCAGTCCGTCGATGCCCTCGATGGCGGGCAGGTTTTCAATGCGGCGCACCTCAGAACGGAGCATCCATCCGTCTTCAATGCCTCGCTGATAGAAGTTCGCGCGGGCAAGACTGTCGCCACGCAGCAGACCTTCCACGTTGTGCTCGACGAAGAACGCGGGGTTGGTAATGCACGCCCGGTTGATCGCCTGTTCCCACATCACCAGATGGCGGCGCAGGGTGTTGGTCACAAAGAAGCGGGCAAGCTCGACCACGTTTGAATAGTTCGCGGCCTCCATATCCCCGATCATCACGGGCGGTACGCGGAACAGACGCGCAGTCTCAACGATGGACAGGCGCCGGGCTTCGATCCACTCGGCATCCTCAAGCGTCATGCTCACGGTCTTGAACGTCGCGCCTTGCGGCAGTACGGCGGTCTTGCCGTGGTTGGCGATACCGGCTTGACCAGCGGACCAGCTCTCGCGGATCTGGCCGGCCTGTTCTTTCGTGGTGCCGGGTGGCGTCTCGATGACGCCCGATAGCTTGGTGCCTTGCTCGAACATCTTGGCGCCGTGGGTACGCTCTGCAAGGCAAGCCCGATAGTGTCGCGGGCTACCTGAATCGGTGAGCGTCCGAGAATCCCATCGTCCGAGTGGTATCGCAGGTGCAGGACTTCATCGGCCAGCAGGCGGCGCTGATTGCCTTTGCCGTCAACGTGCTCATAGACCAGATTACCCAGGCTCGAACGCAGCACAGTGACGCTATCGGGGTGCATCGGCAGCAGGGCTTTCACCGAACCGTTCGGGTTCCACACGATTTCCGCATAGGCGTTACCACGCAGCAGAACATGACGCTGCATCTGCTCGCGGAACTCCAGGGCGGTCTGGTAGTTGTTCGGCGCGTCGTGCAGCAGGCGGTACAGGGGGTGGCTCTTGGCCTTCTCGCGTCCGTTGTCGGTGTTGCGGTACACGTCGAGCGGCAGGCTGCCCACGGTTTCAGAGATGGCTGCCACGCAGGCATAGACGGCGGAAATGCCTTCGGCGGTGGTTGTGTTCACGTCCACGCCAGCCACGCCAGGAAAGCCCGTTAGCCGGTCGTAGTAGGTGTCATAAGCCGGGGTCGTCGGCTCGGGGCTAGACCGCTTGAACAGGCGTTGAATCAGGCTCATGCGATGGCCTCCAGGTACAGACGGGCCAGGCGAACCGAGCGCGGCAATTTAGAACGAACTTGGACGCTGGTTGCGTCATAGGCCGGATTTGCGGTGATTGTTATCTCGAACAGATCAACATCGCGCAATTCGCGGACAGGCTTCGCGCCTTCGGCCCAGGTGTCGCGCACGGGCAGAAACCCGAACGAACAGCCGGCCACGTCGCCACGTTTCACCAGCTCGGCCAGATCGCGGCCTAGGGTGGTGTCGGGAAGGTCCAGCTCGAAGGCCAGCCCCTCGGAATCTTCGGACAGTCGCAGAGTGCCGGCACCCAGGCGACCGAGCAGCGACTTGCCGTCATGCTCGTAAATCGCCCGGATGTTTCCAGCAGAAGCGGCGGCAAGCGTCCGGGTGAAGGCACCGGGGCGGATGACTTCCACAAACTCG